CAAAGATAGGTATTTTAGATTATTTTAAAAGAAGAAATGGTTTAAGATTTTTAAAAGAAAAACCAGAGTCAGCACATAATCCTGGGACTAAAACTAGAAACAGGTATGGTGTGCATATGAATAAACAAGTAAAGTCATTATTAGAAGACTTGATAGATGACTATATAAGGGAGCATGCAGATGATATATGGTTCTTAGATTTGATTGACGAACTAGCAAATTATGGATTAAGAAATACTGATAGGGCTATGGCCTTTGGTATTTGCTTAATACACAATATAGACAACTATAGAACGCAAGCAAGTAAAAAAGAAGAAGAAATAGTTGATATAGGATTTAATTATTATAAATTGAACAGCAGGGGGATACCTGTTAAAATATAAAAAATATGGCAAGTAAAGTAAGTGGATTTCCTTCAATGGTACTTAAGGAAAGTGAAAAAACAGATGAATGGTGTAATTCTGTAGTTGACGCAATAGTCAGCTATATGTCATACCAAAACTCGTCTTTTAAAAATAATAGACATGCAGATATTACCAACTATAATATATATAATGGTAATCTACACGCAGATGATTTTAAGTACATTACTGAACAGTATGGTATGGCATATCCAGCTAGACTGGTAAACTATCCTATTATACAACCAAAAATTGATTTACTTGTTGGAGAAGAACTACGTAGACCTACAGACTTAAAAGTAGCAACTGTAAACAAAGAAGCTATACTTAGAAAAGAAGATAAGAAAGTAGGATTAATTATGAGAAGTATTCTTGATGATATACATTCACAATTTGAAAAAGAAGAAGGTTTTAAAATAGAAATGGAAGGAGATGGTATGCCTTTGCCAGAAGATATAGATTTGTATATGAGATACAACTATAAAGAAATGGTAGAAGAAACTGCACAAGATGGATTAGAATATTTAGTAAATAGATATAATTATAAAGATTTATTTAAAGAAGGGTTTAGAGATTTACTTGTTACAGGTAAAGAGTTTTACAAAGTAGATATTATGGACAGAGACCCTCAGGTAAGGAGAATAGACCCAAGAGCAATAGTTTATGATATAGGCATGAACTCTGATTATTTAGATGATGCTACATGGGTAGGCGAAGAAAGATGGTTATCATTAAATGAAATAGTAGATGAGTATAGAGACGAGTTAGATGATGAAGATGTAAATTTAATTGCAGAAATGTCTCGTGTATATAGTCACGACCAATTAGCAAACTACAATTCAAATATTGACTGGGTAAATATGTATGAAGATTCTGAAAACAGAATTAGAGTAATATCTTGTGAGTGGAAATCAGTTAGGTCATTACGTTTCAAAATATCTGAGAACAAATATGACCCAAGCAGACCATTTAAAAAACTAGTAGATGATGATTACAAGCCAAGAAAAAATGAAGTAATTGAAACAAGATATGTAGATGATATATGGGAAGCTACAAAAATAGGAGGCAGAATATTAGTAAGAGCACAACGTAGACCAAATCAAGTACGTAGTGTAGATGATGCTGGTAGCACAAGTTTATCATATATTGGTGTAGTAAGAAACAATACAACTGGACGTTCTTTATCTATGGTAGATTTGTTAAAGAATGTACAGATGTTATATAATATAGTTATGTATCATATAGAACTTGCTATGGCTCGTTCTGGTGGTAAAGCTGTAGTATATGATACTTCACAATTACCTACTAACTTAGGTATGGATATGCAAACAGTATTGTATCATTTAAAAACAGATGGTATTATACCTATAAATTCAAAAGAAGAAGGAGGCCAAATGGCTAACTTTAATCAATTCCAACAAATTGATTTTACATTATCACAATCAGTACAGCAATTAATTAATTTAAAACTTATGCTTGAACAAACTGCTGGTAATATATCTGGAGTTAGTCCACAAAGAGAAGGAGCTGTAGGGCAATATGAATATGTAGGAAATGTTCAAAGAAGTGTAGTACAATCAGCAACTATAACTGAAAGCTGGTTCTATTCACATATACAATGTAAGAAAAGAATATATGAAAGACTTTGTAATTTAATGAAGCTTTCATGGGCAGGAGGTAAAAAAGGAGCTGTTATATTAGGAGATGGTGCGTATAAATTTTTAAATGTAATGCCTGATATTGCATTACAAGATTTTGGTGTGTATGTAGGAGATAGCGGCAAAGATGATTCAATGCGTCAAGCTGTACAACAATTATCACAAGCTGCTTTACAATCTGGTCAAATTAGTTTATTAGATGTTATTAAAGTAATGAAAGCTGATACAATGACAGAAGCAGAACATGTTCTTGAAAGAGGTATGGACGAAATGAAAAAACAAATGGAAATACAAAGACAACAAGAACAAGAAGCTTTACAAGCACAAGCTCAAGCATCAATGCAAGAAAAAGAAGCGGATGCACAAATTAAACAACTAGATAATGAAACAAGTATTAAAGTTGCTGAGATAGGTGCACAAGCTAGAGTACAAGTAGCTGAAATAGCTTCTGATGATAAAAGAGATATTACTGATTTGAAAGAAAGAGTATCTATGGATAAAGAAGTTCTGAAAAATATGTTAGCCAAAGGAGATAAAGATACTCCAATGGCTACTCCTGAAGGAGATGCATCTGAAGAACAAATGAATCAGGCAACTCAAACAATATTAGAATCGTAAAAAAAATATTATATTTGCAAATTAGGGACTAAAAATAATTAAACAATGGCAGAAGAAAAATCAAAACTAGTAGAAGAAGTACAATCTACAACAGAAGAAGTAAAAGAACCAGCATTTGACCCGTCTGCATTTGCAGCAGAGGGGCCTGTAGAAACTACAGAAGAAACGACTGAAACACCAGAAGCTAAAGAAGAAAGCGAAGTGGAAGATGTTGTTGAAGATGTAAAAGGTTTAGAAGAAGAAGCAGCAGAACAACCAGAACAAGAAGATGGCTTTAGTTGGGATTCAATAGAAACAGACAAAGTTGAAGAACCAAAAGCAGAAGAAGAAGAAGATGTTGATTGGGATGTTGAAATAACAGAACAACCTAAAGAAGAAGAACAAACAGATATAGATTGGAAAGCTGTAGCTAAAACTTTAGGTTTAGATGAAAACACATCAGTTGATGAAATAAAACAAAAACTACAACCACAAGAAAAAGTAGAAGAAAAAGAAGTTGTAGAGCCACAAATGAATGATAATGCAACAAGACTTAATGAGTTTTTAAAATTATCAGACAAAGAACTATTAGCAGAAGAAATGAAAGCTGATGGTATGGCAGAAGATAAGATTGAGGAAGCATTAGATAAAATGGAAGACTCAGGATTATTAGTAAGGGAAGCTCACAGAATTAGAAGACAGTTAGAATCAGCTATAAAACAAGAAGCGCAACAAGCGCAACTACAAGCTGTAGAACAAGAAAAGTTACAAAAACAGCAGACTGAAACTAACAGAAAAGAACTTCAAACATACATCAAAACAATGGAAAACTTTATGGGTGGTAAAGTAAATAATAAAGACAAGCAAGAAGCATACAAGTATATTGTATCTGGTAATATGCAACAAGACATATGGAAATCTCATACCAATGCGTCTGAGGTAGCAATGTTTTTGCTATTCAAAGATAAATTTGCAAAGATACTTCGTGCACAGGGGTTAGAGGATGGCAAAGCCAGTATCCTAAATAAAATAACCTCTCCAAGTCTTAAAGGGAAATCTAAACCGACTTATGAAAAGAAAGATAGTTCGGTATTTGACCCTGCCGCGTTTATGAGAGAATAAATTTAATAACAAGAAAGCAATGCTAGGATTTGTGATATAAAATTTATTTAATCAAATTAAAATAATGTATAATTAAATAAATTAAAAAAAATGGCTAAAGTATATACGGGTACGTACGGAAGTGGTACGTCTCCAGAAAACTCGCTGAATACTGCCCTTTTGCAATACCCAGAGATTGCAAGAACTTTAATTCAGCAATATCCTAGATACTCTGCTACATTCCTATTAGAAAGAACTGGAAGATTTGCAAAAGAAAAAGTATTAGGAGATAACTCTTTTGAGTGGAAAGTAATGGGAAGATATAATACTCCTTCTTATTCTAATGGATGGATTTCAACTGATGGTGTAACATTTGTAGGAGCAACTGCTGGTTCAGGTGCATCTGCTGTATCAGGACAAACATTAACATCTATGGATGCTGATGGTGATGTGTTTTACTTGTCTTTTGACGGACAAACTTCAGGAAGAACTGGTGACTTTTTAAATAAATACGATATGGTTAGATTCCAATCTGGAGCTACTGCATTAGTATTAGAAGACCCAGTTGCTGATGTAGTAAGAGCTGCCGCTAATGGTGGTACATTAACTGCTACAAGCGACTCTGTAGTTAAATTTGAAATAATAGATGGAACTGCTAATCCTTTACAGTTAAATGACATTAAAGATGAGGCTATAGTTGCTTCTATTGGTTCTGCTTTCCCTAACGGGTCTTCAGGAAGTGATGTTGGTGAAAATTATGTATATCCATCTACGCATGTTAATTACTTAACTACAATGCGTAAGAAAACTTCTGTAACTGGAAAAGACATTACAGATGTAACATGGATTGAAAACAATGGACACAGACTATGGTACTTTACTAAGGAGCAAATGATGATGGATGAGTACATGTATCAGCAAGAACTACAAAGATGGTATGGTAGAACTTCTGTAACTGACTCTACAGTACAAAGACCTAGCGCATATACTACTTCTACATTAGGATTAGGAAGTGGTGGACAGCAAAACTCTATTGTTACTGGTGATGGTTTACTAGCTCAAATTGATTCTTCAAATCAAGCTACTTATCAAATGGGTAACTTAACTGAAGATATTATTACTGAGTTTTTAGCAAAATTATCTTTAAATGCTACTAACGCAGAAGGTAACGAATATGTTGTAATGACTGGTACTGAAGGTAGATTAGCCTTCCATAGAGCAATGAAAGAATTGTTAATTGCTCCTGCTGGAAGCTTTACTGGTGGTTCTATGTCTGGTGTAAATGGAGATGTTGAATTAGGTGCAAACTTTACTTCATATTCTGCATTAGGTAACAAATTAACTATGGCTTATTGCCCAGTATTTGATGACCCAAATTTACACTCACTAAGTGGTGGTACAAACGGTTTTGGTGATACTAGATTAAAAGAATCAGGAAAAATGGTATTCCTAGATTTTGGAAGAACTTCTGGTGTTTCTAATATTGAGCTTATCACTAAAGGTGCTGAGAATGTAAACAGAAGCTTCATTAAAAAATATGTAGCTGGAATGATAAACCCATATGACCAAAAGTCAATGATGGCAGCTAACGCTGATGACAAATTTGAAGCACACTTGCTTTCTGAATCTGGAATCATCGTAAGAAACCCATTATCTTGCGGTATATTGAGCGTATCATAATAATTAACTTAATTGTCTACACAGGGGGATTTATTCCCCCTCTCTAGACTTAACTTAAAAAAAATCCTCTGAGTAAAGTAGGAGGTATTATAAAAATGGCTTGTATGTTATTTTTTCAAACTGCTGATGATGACTGTATGTGTCTTCCTTCAGGGCGAGTAACAACTATTGAAAACGATGGGGACGGTTCTGTCCATGTTAGTTTTTTAAATGCTGGTGCTGCTGGTGGAGTAGATGGTGTAGTTGAATTAACAGCAACTGATGGAAAAGAAGACGATGTGGTAAAACGTATCGCAAAAATTTGTTTAACTGGTAGAGGTGTAGTTACTATAGGTGACGACGTAAACGGCATATATGTTGAAAACGTTACTGCTGTTGGTACAATAACTCCTGGTTCATAACAAATAAATAATTAATTGGTATTTGTGAATAGACAGCCTATGCGCATGAATACCTTAGTAAATAACTTTAAAATAAATAAAAATGGCTTTAAAATTTAGTTTTAACAAATTAAGAAGTGCTGTAAAAGGCTTCCTAACAGAAACAGATACGCAAGGTGCGTCTTTAACTGCTGGTGAAGAAGCAATTGCAGTACCATTAATGCGACAAGGATTTATTGTAGAAAAATTAAATGCTGCAAGAACTCTGAATGCTTCAGATTCTGGTAAAATTTTCTATAATAGTGATGCTTCTGGTGGTGCATATACTGTAACTCTACCTCCTGCTGCTTCGGCAGAAGAAGGAATGTGGTTCAGATTTGTAAACACAGAAGTAACACCAGCTAATGCTGTTACAATCGCTGCTGGCTCTGCAATTATTGCAGGACCTGCAAAAGATGTAGGAGGTGATATTGGCGCTGGTACAGGAGGAACAGAAGTTTCAAATATACTTTTTTCTACTGACGCAGAAATAGGTGATAATGTTGAATTAGTATATGTTGGCGGATTCTATGTAATGATGCATGGAGGTTCTTCAATAGCTGCTGGTCTAACAACATCTTAATAACAATTTGAATTATGGGAGGGCTTTATGCTCTCCCAAAATTCTTTATATTTGTATATGAATTTTGCACAATATTTAAGAAGCATTGCTAAAGACCCAGAAGAATGGGACAAAAAACAAACAGAAGGCGCAGAAAAAAATCAAGTGCGTTTTAATATTGGTGGGCAATCTGGATTTAAATGGCGCAAACATTCACAAAACAAAACATGGATAGAAAACGGAAATCTTATAAAAGAAAGTAAAGGAAAAAGAATTAAATAACAGGGAACTTAAAAAATAAAAAAAATGAAAAAACATATAGTATTAGTAAAAGCAAGAAATGTAGAAAAATTTAATTACGTAAAATTTGGTAATTATAAAGATGAAAGAGGAAAAAATAGAATATTAATAGACCCAAATGGCGAAGAAGTAGCAGGGTATGAAATGTTTCATGCAGTAAAATCATTAGATATTAATGATGAAGACGACAAAAGAATATATGAATTTTTAAAAGACCACCCATTAATTAAAGGTGGTGGCAAATTTATTGTTCAAGACATGAGAGCAGAACAAGAAAAAGCTGCTGAAGATTCTATTGAGTCTGCAAAAGCTATTACAACTGCTTCACAACTTAATATTAATGAATTAAAAAACTTATCTGTATTAATGGGATTATCACCTAATTTAGATGATATGATGCTAAAAGCAAAAATTATACAATTTGCAAGTGATAATGCTACAAAGTTTTTAGCTACACTTAATGATGTAGATAAAGAACATAGAGTATTTTTAAAACAAGCATTAGACAAACAAGCATTAACAAAAGTAAATGGCGTATGGAAGCATGGTTCAAATAATATTGGACTAACTGATGACCAAGCTATTGTGTGGTTAAAAGAAAATGCTGATATATACGCAATGTTAAAACATCAAATGCGTACAGGTGAAGCAGCACCAGTAGAACAAAAAGAAGAAAAAATAGAAGTATCTACAAGTTCTTCTACACCACAAGGTCTTAAAGAATTAATGGAATAGATGACAACAACTGAAGCGTTAGAATATTTAGATTTATTATTAGACAAAGCGGACCAGCCTTATTTTATAGATTCTGAAAAAGAAAAATTTATAAACTTAGCTATAACTGAATTTATAAATAAATACTATGATAAAATAGATTTTAATTCAGAATCAAGAACAGCCTTAAATGGTTTATATAATTTTGCAACACAAGATAGTACTGATATAGCTTCATGGTCTATAGCAAATAGATATGAAATAACTGATGCTTCTTTTATGTACCCTATTGCTGTTAAAGTAGATAATGTTGAAGCGGAGTTTAAAGGACATAAAGAATATGTTGAAGATTTATCAACT